CAGGTGATGGATTGCCTTTGCCTGAGACTGGTCAGAGATACTTAATTACTGCTGAAACTCCACAAGGAGATAATTACTGGGGGCAAGCAAATGTCTTAGCAAGTGCCAACGATATTATTGAATACAATGGCGCAACTTGGATTGTGGCTTTCGATAGTTCTGTTTCTGGTCAGGCAGAGGTTGTAACCAATAACTATACTAACAAGCAGTTAAAATGGGATGGTGAAAAATGGTACAGCGCATATGAAGGAGTCTACAACGGCGGTTTCTGGCGCCTCTATCCCTGATGCTACCACAGCGGCTGGTGTATTGTTCCTAGCTCGCGACACTGGCAGATGCTTGTTACAACTTCGCAACTCAGACAAACGATTCAAGCATACCTGGGGCTTCTGGGGAGGCATGATGGAGAAAGGTGAAACACCTTTTGAAAGCATACAGCGAGAGTTGCTAGAAGAAATAGGCTTTGTGCCTGATTTACAGAAACTCAATCCCATAGACATCTATCAGAGTCGCAATAAAAAGTTCTATTATTATAGTTTTGTGTATGTGACTGACTCAGAGTTTATGCCAAAGCTCAATCCTGAAAGTGCGGGCTATGCCTGGGTAGACATTGGTGTGTGGCCCAAGCCCTTACATCAGGGTGCCTATGTAACATTAAGTAAGAATAGCGGTACTGAGAAACTACAAAAGATTTTAGATATTGCTAGGGCCTGATATTTTTGTTCTTGGTAACTGCCTGATCTAACACACTCAAATCCACTCCCAAACTTTCAGCATAGTGTATGAGTGCGGCTGTGTCCTTGGGGAAGCAATGTCCACCAAAGCCAGGCAGTCTGTCAGGTCCAGGCACTTGCATGTGAGTCTCGCCCATTCTGGGATCGCGCATCAGCATATCAGTAAATTTTTCCCAGGGTATGTCAGTGTGAGAGGCATCATACAAACTACGAAGTTCGTTAAAGAATGTTACCTTGGTAGCAAGCCAACTATTGATAGTATACTTGAGCAAACTAGCAGTAGTGAGGTCAACCTTAAAGGTGGGCACTACTCTGACGTTGCTGTGGTTGACATACAGACGTTCCACATACTCACAGTCAGTCCAGTCTCCCCCCAGGATCTGCATATTGGGATTTAGGAAGTCCTGTAATGAGTTTGCCTCAGTTAAAAACTCTGGATTGTAAACTATTCTAAGGTTGCTGTGGTTGTCTCTGAATGTAGTCAGATGTAAGGGAGTAATAGTGCTCTTTATAATTACTATGCCCTGATAGTTTAGATCAGATAGTTCACAAAGTACTTCACTGGCAATCCTAACATCTACATCGCCATTGTCTAGTTCTGGAGTGGGTACGCACACAAACACAGCTTCAGCATCAAAGTCATTGACCAATACATCCAGTGTGATGTTGGTGAGCAGGGGATCAACTATGAGTTTATCTACGTCACGTTTGAACCCGTTGGCTACAGCACTGCCCACGAAGCCGTGCCCTATGATACCTATTTTTGCTGTCATGTTATTACTTACTTGTTTTCCTGTCTACGCCGTCCCAATCTGGTCCTGGCTTGGGCTGTGATAGTCTGTGTTCATACAAATCTGCCAGTGTTTGGTTGTGCTTTCTGAGATGTATGAGATTTTTGCTTGCCTCAGTCCAGCTACGATTCTGATAAGATTTGGTAACACTATTAATCGCTAAACTATATTCTACACTAACCAGGGTATATATGTCAACCGTAGCGGTCTGACCTTTCACAGCAATGCGGTCAATAAACGCTAGTTTGTCAGGGTCGTAGTCTGTGAGTTCATCCAATGTTTGTTTGGTAAACATATAGAACACTCCATACTCCTTGGTCTGTGCTTCCAGTCTGGCCGCTAGGTTTACGCTATCGCCCAACACAGTATAATCAAACCTTGTGTCACTGCCCATGTTACCAACCACAGCATCACCGGTATTAATACCGATGCCCACACCGAGTTCCAGTAGGCCTTCTTTCTTGAGTTCCTCATTTAGTTTGGCTAATGCCACCTCCATGTCTTGTGCTGTTTTAATAGCCTGATTGGCATGGTCAGGTACATCAACAGGTGCTCCCCAGATAGCCATGAGTGCGTCCCCTATGTATTTGTCTATGGTGCCACTATTGTTCAGGGTGATGTTAGTCATGGGAGTCATATATCTGTTTATGAGTTTACTTAAACCCTGTGGGTCTGTCTTGTACTGTTCTGATATGGGTGTGAATCCTCTGATGTCTGAGAATAAGTATGTCATGGTTTTGGTCTCGCCTCCCAGTTTAAGTAACTCAGGATTTTTCTGTAGGCGTTTTACCAAACCTGGTGCTATGTAGTGTTCGAACTGTTTCTTGATCTGCTCACGTAGTTTAAACTGTATCCAGAAGTTGTTAAAACTTGCCTGAGAGAATATCACAAAACTTGCTAGCACAGGGTAGGTGGCATCAAACAACACTAAGTTTTGCGTATAGGAATATATACTGTAGTATATGATCGAACCCATGATGGTCACTGTGGTCACAAGCCCAAGCCATATGGGTAACTTGTATATTGCTATGGCTATGATAATCATAGCCAGACACGCTGTCAGAAGCTCTGTGAGCGCAGATAAGTCTGAACGCACAATGTTACTGCCGTCTATAAAGTTTTGTAGCATGTTGGCTTGTATGTGTTGTGGCAGGATACTGCCTGCTGGTGTGGGTACTGGGTTTGATATGCCCTCAGCACTCACGCCCACGATCACAAACTTGCCACTGAGGTCAGGGAGTTGTGTTCCAGGCACATACTCTGTGACATCAAATGTATTGTTAAATCTGATGTATGTGGTGCCATCTGTATTGGTAATCACAGGGTCAAACGGAGGCACAGCAAACTCTGTGATGCCTATGTCTGAAGTCTTAATCACATAACTGGGCTTGCCAGTGTATGCTCTGAGTATCTCAATAACAAAACTGGGATAGATGTTATCAGCCACAGTAATAGCAAGTGGGTATGTGCGAGTCTGATTGTCTGGTTGTGGTGCTGAAGCAATAACGCCTATGCCGGCTGATGCGTCTTCGAGTTCAGAAATGTTGGTTATCAGGTTCGACCACTGTAGCAAGTATTGTGTAGGCTTGGTAGAGCCTATGGTTGCCGTGCCAATGTGTGGGCCTGTGCTCTTTATGCCGCGAGCTGAGGGAGTCTGGCTCAGTACTATGCCGTTTTGGTTCATCCAACTTGCTAGTACTTCGTCTCCGCCAAAGCGATCTGTCTCTGGAAACATTATATTGAGCGAAATTATACCTGCTCCTGAGTTCCTCAAGTCGGCAATCAATTGTGCGATATTCTGTCTGGGCCATGGCCATTGTCCCCAAGCGTCAAGGCTACGTTCGCCTATGTTTACAATCACAACTTCTGAGCTGTGTTTGACATCATCCAATTGCTGTAGTGTGTCAAATGTCTGTGATCTTAAACTCTGTATGGGTATGGGGTCTGCTATCTTTGTGTATGTTAAGAGCGCTATGGTGAGTGCCACTGCCCAGGCACTATATAGATATTTCATTACTGCTGTAAAACTGTTATGCTACACCCGCCTATGGTCTGGCAGTTCTGCATCATGGTGTAACTTTTGTCTGAGCCGCCACCTTGATCTATATCAAAGGTAGTGCCATATGCTCCTGTGAGGTATACATAAAAACTGTGATCGCCATTGCCATCCTGGAATGTTGTGACATTATTGCCATCGTTCCATATATACATTTCACCTGTCTTTTGCCCAGTGTAACCCTGAACACTGTTTACAACATTGTCGTCACTGTAAACGCCCACTGTGAGTTCGTGTCCCACATTATTTTGGTTGCGCTGTCCTGTGACTATCTCATTGTTGGAGCCATCTAAATCCAGGGTCATGGTATGCCCAGAATATTCTGTGGTGTCTGAATGTATTGCGCCTGTAAATCCGTTTCGAGCATCTGATCCTTGTCTGAGCATTACCTGATTGTTGTTGCCATTGTAGTCGTAGATCTCTATAGTGTTAGGGTTGGAGCCTTTAAAACTATGCTCCTGATGTATCACAATCTCGTTGTCAGTGCCTGATATGTCGCCTGAGAAACTATCACCCGTGCCTCCCAGTATATTATAACCACCAATCTGATCTATGGTAAGGTCTAAATTGTTACCTGACTGCGTAAGTTCTATTTCGTTGTCTGCCCAGGCTATGATTGACCAGCCTAACAGTATTATTAAAAATCTTCTCACATCATTCTCCCTGTGTAATAATTATCTCAGAGTAACCACAGTCATTCATACATATCTTACTAGGTGTGCCGTTAGGTGTGGTCACAATCAGATAACTTCCCTCTCTGTCTAATTTTAAACTAATAACACCATTCTGACTTCTGTAAAACATCACATAGTCGTCTAATATGGATGTGGTGTAGCCAGTCTTGGGATCAAAGCCAGGTGCCAATGTACCAGTAATTAATGTATCCACACCTACTTTGTTTGTTTGTGACAGTTTGTCTATGGCTAATACTCTGGTAGCCAGATCCAATCGGTCTATGGTTTCTATGATATCTGAAAACACATCGACATCTAAAAAGTTAGCATCTAGTTCTGTAAACGTAATGTTGTTCTGATCTTCTACTTCAAAGAAATCTTCTTCAAGAAAATCTTTGTCTAGATCAATGTCATCCAGTGCTGTTCTTGACGTGTCTTGAGTGAACTCCTGTTTGGCTAGTTCAGGTGGCTCAGACACGATAAACATATTGTCTATGACCGCCACTGTAATGTTATCCAGTATAACTGGCGTTGAGGGTCTGGTTTCTGCTGTGCTAACCAATACTGCCTGATAGGCTTCGTCTAGTGTAACTGTGCCAGCCATGTTAGTCACAGTAATCTCTCCACTGGGTTTACACCCTGCCTCTAGGTTGCGGGCATCTAAACAGTCGCCTTCTGGCAATAGTATTACTAAACTTCTGCCAAGTTCGTCCACTGTGGTAGTAAAGTCTGTGCCACGAATACCAATAGTAGCAGTGGGCGTCTGTATTGAGATATTTTCTTTGGGTACCAAGCCAAGTTTACCAGTGGCAAATCTCGCCGTGCCTTGTGCAAAATTGAGTGCCATGCGGCTCTTGGCAGGATCTGGATCGTACACATACTCGTTGATCTCTAGATAGGTATGCTCAGTCAAACTAACTTCTGTTTCGTCCACAAATGATATTTTGAGTCTGCCATTTGTTGTTTCAACTTCGTCCAGGCTTTCAATGTTGGTTTGTAAGTCAGCAACTAACTCTGTGCCTGAACGCTCAATCTGCGCGGCACTTCCAGATGTCTCTGACACTTCCCCAATATTGGCAAATGCTACACAGGGAAACAACCAGATACTAATCAGTCTGATTGATTGTGATAACAGCATTGTCTGATGTAACGTCCATGGTAGTAATACTAAAACAACTTGTGATACCTGTGGCACAAGTGCCTGACGACTGTATGATGTCAATGTCAGCATCATCACCGTCAAACGTCATATTGATTTCGTGATAAGCACCGTCTGATTGACTGGTTAATACATCACCATCACTGCCTGTGAAGTCCCAGTTCCATACTGCGTCATCTGATTCAATATCTATGTTAAAGGTATTGTTACTGCCAATCAGTGTGAGGTCAAGATCAAGTCTTTCAGAACTTGCTACCTCACCGTGATCCACATCAAAGTTATTGTTATTACCTGTAACATCCACATCGACTGTAGAAGCATCTGTGCTACCGCTTCCACCATCCTGCCAGTCCCATACATTGGTATCACCTGTAAACACAAAGTTATATGTGCTTCCATCTGATGTCACGCTACCAAAAAATTTGTTACTGTTACCAATCTGATCTATGTTTAGTTCCATGTTACTACCAGTGAGTGTGAGATCACTGCCGTTTTGTGCGTCACCTGATATTTTGTTACCATAACCATTTTGGTCTATGGTAAGCGTCAGGTTGTCACCGGTTTGTGTAATGAGAATTTCATTGTCTGAGGCACTCTGGCCCAGAGCCATACCACTCACAAACGCCAACATCCATATAAGATGTTTCATGCTTCTTCCTCCTGTAATATATCTTTATTGCTTCTGTCAATTTTCCAGTAGCCTCTGATATCTCCTTGCTGAACTAGGGCAAGCACTGCGGCTTCTATGGCTGCTCTGACTGCCCAAGTTGTGCTTTCGTTATAACTAATACCTGTCTCTAACTCTAAAAGTTTTGTGTCAAATTCTAAAAATCTAAATACATCCACGCCCATGCCCACGCTGAGTATGCTTTTATGCGTTTGTACATTTAGCAATACTTCTCCAGTCAGAGTGCTTATAGCTCTGAGACTCACCGTAACACTGTCCCTGCGGAATTGTGTAACACCACCCACACCCATCCAACGTGCGCCATCACCCCCAGTTTCAATATTACTGTCATAGCCTACTATGCCGCCTTCCAGGAGTATGCCAGCAAATAACAAGGGATCCAGGGCTGTGGATTCGTTGTGTTCCTTGCGAGTGGATCTGATAATCTGTCGTTCCCTGACTAAATTATCTAAACCTAAACCACGCTCTACTACTCTGAACCAAGTACCATTGCCACTGGTGCCAGCGCCTGTGGCCTTGAGACTATCTATTAGTAGGTTGTGAGCACCTTGCGTTACCGCAGTGCTAAACAATGCTATGTTTTCTGCTTCCTTGCGTTGCCCAGTGAGATCAGCAAACTGGTACACAGCAACCACAGGCATAATCTCTGCGGGAGGTAGTTCGCGCAGTGCCTTGTAAGTGGGTAGCTCAACCTGCTCGGGTGCCTCCACACATTCCATGGTATACTTAAAGCACCAGTCAGTGACCATCTTTTCATTACTCACTGTTGTAGCACATCCTGTGACTAACAAACACAGGCTGATAATTAAATACTTCATTAGCCTCCTAAGTTACCCACACCTATGGGTATTTCAATTGTTGTTATGGTGCCATCTTCTGCCACAATGCTTAATACTATAACTTCTTGACCGTCAGCTCCAATGGTTTTATCGTATGTCACAGTATTGCCTTCCACAAAGAAACTTCCAGACTCAGCACCTTCCTCGTTGCCAAACATCTGGTCCACTAGTTGCTTGGATAACTGACTATAGATTCTGCTTTCCAAGTTTCTTAAAAACTTTGCTAGTGTAGTATTTTCTGCTTCACGCTCTGCTTTATCCAACGCCGTTTGTATATCGTCCTTGATCTTTTCACGACGGGTCCGTTCCTGATTCTCTATGGTCAGGTAATGACTACTAGCGCCTATGCCTGAGAAACTAGGACTTTTAAATTTATGTACAATCTCGGTGCTATTACTCAGGCTTGGTATAATCAGAGTCACTAATAATATCAAAACTCCTCTTAACATGTTCTGCCTCCCTCATTTCAATAACTGTGTCTAGTTTTTGTTGTAATCTGATGTTATCGTTGTCCAACATACGAACTTTATCTATGAGTGCTATGGTTGTGCCATGTATGTCCTCAATCAGTGGTTCTATCTTATCAGTGATAAACTTCCAGATAAAATAAACCAGATAAAGCAGTAAGCCTGAGCTTACTATGGGAAATCCGTAATCAGAAACTGCGCTTGCTATGGCAATGGGATCCATCAATCATTCCTCGCATCTGTTTTACCCTTGGCTCTGGCTACTCTGTCTATGTCGGGTCTGATGCCCAAGACATTACATACTGTGATATCAATTCTGATGGTATCGTTGTTCATGGTGCTCACACGATTTTCCATGCCCTTGAGTACATTATTAAGAAATTTTAGTTGATCTAGTATGCCATTCAGAATATGATTGACTGCTACAAAGATAAAAACACCAGCCACTAAACTTATGGCTATGGGGAATCCTACTTCAGCTACTATGCTGATTGCTTCTTCCATGTTACACACTCTCCTGTTTCCTGTGTTGGTAGAGTCTGTGTATGTGATATGTATGCCATTATTTATCTATTATCATTTGGATCCAGTGTAAGTAGTAGTATGAAATCAATCGCATTTGTAGATGTGTTCGGCTTGCCATACGATGGAGACACGCTGAACCGCAGAGGTTTGGGAGGGTCAGAAAGTGCTCTGATTCAGATAAGTCGTGAGTTGGCTAAGTTGGGATATGACGTCAAAGTGTTCAATGATTGTCTTCGTGACGATTGTAAACCTGGTATGTATCAGAACGTGGAATTTATTCCTCTAGCAGATATTGTAAATTATACGGCTGGCTTTGATGTTATGATATCCAGCCGTACTGTGTCGCCTTTTGCTCCCAGTAGTATCAAAGAACGTTTCAAAACATTTACAGTTATGCCTGACTTTGAACCCATAGCCAGAGCAAGTCGTTACAGAGTGCTATGGATGCACGATACATTCTGTGATGGTGATGACCTAATCGAAGGCATGTGTTTAGACGGATTAATACATCGTGTGTTTACACTATCAGACTGGCACACTACATATGTTACTAACTGTGACCATGGAAACAAACGAAACTTTGAGGTACTCAAACCTTATATATTTCAGACACGAAATGCCATTACCAAGTATATAGATGAAGTAGACATTAGTGCCAAGGACCCTAACCTGTTTGTGTTTAATAGCAGTGTTACTAAAGGCATGACAAGTTTAGTAGAGCGTATCTGGCCCAGAGTCAAGAAAGAGTTGCCTGAAGCAAAGTTAGCGATTCTGGGAGGGTACTACAAGTTTGGTAATGACCAGGAGCCTGACGAGCAACAGAAAACATACGAGCGTCTCAGAGATCAAGCCCAAGACAATCCAGACTTAGACATTACATTCACAGGCATTGTTACTCCACCCGAAGTGGCATCATGGATGGCCAGATCAACTTACATGTTATATCCCTGTGAGTTTCCAGAGACATATGGCATCAGTGTGTTGGAAGCTCTGAGCTACAACACACCAGTTATCTGTAACATATTTGGGGCACTGGAAGAGATTGCTATTGATCAGGCTTCCTGGAAAACACCCTATGCCATACAGCCCAACGGATTGTTTCCTGGCATTGTGGGTGCTGATCAGGAGGAACGTTTTATCAAACTCACGGTTGATGCTTATAACAATCGTTATCTCAATCAGCAAAAGCAGTATGCTTGTAATCAACTTGCTGGCATCAATACCTGGGACACAGTAGCCCTACAATGGAAGCAACATTTCTGTGATGCCACAAAGTTCAACTATCTGTCAAAGTCAGAGTATCGCGCTGTTAGCAAAATCAATCAGCGTGTCAGACAAGTGTTTGGTACTCGCTATGCTAACCCACATCACAATCCAGTAGCCAGACAGGAACAGCAACACATTGATATTGTGATACCTTTCTACAATGCTACTAAGTTTTTACCACTGTGTTTGGAAAGTATCTTTTCACAGGATTACGACAACTATAGCGTACATCTTATCAATGATGCTAGCACAGACAACCCTGTGGAAGTTATTGACGCCATACTCAGAAAGCATTTGCCTAACTGTGAACTCAAAGTATACAACAATAAAACTAACAAAGGCGCAGTGAGAAATCAGGTAGAACTTATCAATAAGTTAGATCCTGAGAACATTGTGTTGTTAGTGGATGGCGATGATTGGCTGTATCCTGATCCAGAGATATTCCATAAGATCAATAACTTGTATCACGACGACTGTGAGTTTAGTTATGGCAGTTGTTGGAGTTTGGTGGATAACATTCCGCTTATCGCACAACCATATCCCAATAGTGTATCACAGTCAAAGGCATATCGCAAACACAAGTTTAACTGGAACATGCCTTATACGCATCTCAGAACATTCAGAGCGCGTATGCTACACATCTATAAGGATAGCACATACCAGGATAGTGACGGTAATTGGCTAGGTGCTGGTGGTGATACTGCGGTGTTTTATGCCGCTCTGGAGGCCGCACATCCTGACAAGGTAGTATGTGTGCCTGATGTGTGGTATGTGTACAACGATGCTCACGACAACAATGATTACAAAGTCAATGATAGTGAGCAGAATCGTAACG